ATAGATATACCTGACGCTGTGCGTCCTATGCCAGATATACCTGTCTGCCCGTGTGCAAAGGATGGAAAGCCTGTGCTTTCATCTGCCAACACTCGTGCTTTGTCAAACATCATCATGTTTTCTTGAGATACGTTTGGATACTTTGTACCGAAGATTGCCTGACCCGGTGCGCCACCTTGTCTACGGAATACTTTGCCCGGATATAACGTGAGGTCTTGTCCCGGCACTAGATTAGTTTCATCTACCTCAACCAGCAAGTTACCAGACAACACAGCATTGTCAACCGCCATACGCATAAACCCATTCATCAATGTTTGTGTATCGTCCATATTTTCTGCAATACCCACGCCAAAGAATGAGTATGGATTGAGTTCGTAAGGTGCAGCCATATATGGAATTTTAGATGGTTTAAATGGATTAAGCACAAGACGAATTAGTTTGCCGTTACAAACCCACGCATTGGCTTGCAGTTCATCAAAGTCCTCTAGTTCCTTGGGTATGTCTACATCTTGCTCAATAAGCATGGCGACATCAATCATGCCCCAATACTCTAGAACCTCAAAACGATCAATGCCATGCTCTGGTGCATAGTCTGAAAGATCATCCTCCCAATATTTTTTAGTATAGTTTTCGCCAAAGGATATAACTTCATCAATAACAGATGACCTAAAGTATGGGCGTCGTTTTAAAGAACGCAACTGTGTACGAGACATCTTGTGTCTCTCAATTACAAACTGCGCCTCATCCATGTTGTTGGCATCAGGATCAGGATAGAAGTTCCAAACAGAAACGTGTGATATCTGTGGCACTGTTTTAAATACAGGATCATACTCGCCATCGTCATTCCAATTAGGATATTCTTTGTCAACAGCAAATGGCCCTTTCATTACGCCTGTGCCAAACAAAGATATTTCAAAAGCAGTGCTACGCAAATACTTAGTTGCACTCGACTCTTCAAGTTGATCGTGTATCTTCTTCTGCATTTTTTTAGCAGCAACCATAGCTGGGCTAAATGTTACAGAAGTTGGAGTTGCACCCGGCCCCTCTTTTAGCTTATCCTGTACAGGGTCTAACTTTTCTTGCAGTGGACCTAGCTTGTCCATAAGAGTTTTTTCTGTTGATCCAGCAGGTAAACCTAATCCGTCACCAGCAAAGCCATACGGGTTTTGCAGATCATCAATGCCTACATTATCTTCAGGTGCTTGTGGATCAAAGTTTACACTATCAACTACACCTTCAGGAAGTGTCGTAGGTTCGATAGAAAGCGGAAAACGATTGTTGGCAAAGAGTACATCGGTAATTTGTCCATATGCTGCCAGTGTTTTTGTTTTGGTGATTTTAATAAATACACGAGATTTCTCCGTTTCCGTAAACTGCACATCTGGTGAATACAAACCACGGTAGTTGCGATATGCTCTAAGCCAGCGTTCTTCATCTTGATACCTATAGTCTTCTGCTTTATGATATCTACCCTCAATAAAGCCAATGATTGAAGACACGTTAGCATCTTCAGTTGCACTATCATCTGTATCATCTAGTGCAATTGAATCATCTTCCATTAAAATTTCTTCTTCAGCCATTATACTTCCTTTGCTCCAACTATAGTGCATTTATATTTAACAGATTTCCAATTGCCGTCTATAGGCAACTCTTCATGTAATGCTTTCATGGCTATGCATTGATACTTTTCTTCAAACCACTGTACGTCTTGTTGCACACAAGATTGACTGTCCATACACGCTGTTAACATTAATGACCAAATAATTTGCATATTAATATCCAAATGTAGAATCTGCTACTCGCATACCCATACCCGGTCTACCTTGCGGGTCGTAGTCGAAAATACTAAACCGGGGTCTGGACATAATTCCGTACCGTAGGGCATCATAAAGATGGTCTTCAGACTTTGTATCAACGTCTTCTGGATTGCGTTTGTCAAGCGGAAGTGCTGGTAGCTGGGATATAATGTTCGTGCAATTATTAAAGAACACAAGTCTTGGTTCCTCCGTGTACTCGTCTACTTGTAGCCGTCTGTGTATTTCGTTTTTACCAGCTACCCTACTGCCTCTGCTTCTATCTGATGGACGCCATCTGCATCCTTTACTAATCATTTGTTCTGCCAGACTAGGACCAGTATCGCCGCGCTTATGCCAAAGAGAACTATCAAGAACACCGTACTTGATGTTGCCATCCCCAGCTTCCAACTCAAGTATTTGCTCTGCCAAATCTGTCGCCAGAACTTTAGAAACGTAATGCTCCCTGTATACAATAAGCTGTTCAGCAGGACTAACAGCAAACCAAACAACCCCACTGTATGAGCCATACCCATAATCACAAGCCCTAAACTTAACCCAATTATTAGGAATGGGGAAAGGATCAACCACGTGAATGTTACGATCAAACTCCGTAAAGGCTGCACCTTCTTTAATATCCCAATCACCTTCTAATAACTGTCTTCGTTGTTGTTCTGGCATGGATAGAAGCATCGCTTCGTAGTCACCCGACTCTGCCAAGTAAGGATTGTCAGATAATCTTGCTGGGATAAACCGCCTTTTGAATAGAGGTCTGCCAGCTTTTGCATGTCCTGCGGGATACCGCAAGACCTCTCCTGTTTCAGAATCTGTCGCATCGAAAGACCTATTATATGGTGCAGGGTCGATGAACATCTTCTTGACCCATTGATGGCCCCGTCCTCCGGGGTTAGTTGTAGCCCTCATAAATATGGGCAAGTCTGGTGCAGTGGACCGTAGACGTGACCGCATGTAATTCCATGCATACGGTGTGGACCATTGAGTCAATTCGTCAAACCCTATCCAGCTAAATGCTAGACCCTGATAACGCAAGACATCATCATCTCTATCCAGATATGACATCCACAACCTTGCGCCAGATGGTGCAGTCCACTGCATCTTACGTTCTGACCACTTTATCCCCGGCCAGATTTTTGGGTACAACTCCTGCGACTTGAATATAAGTTCACGCAGTTCCTCTGTTGTATGCCGAAGCAACAGTCCACTAAACTGTGGATGCCCCATGTAACGTAGTGGGTCTGCAAGCATGGCATAGCTTTTACCACCCCCTGCACTTCCACCGTATAACACTTCTCGTTCTGCAGCAGCTAGAAACTCTGTTTGTGGACCCTTGTTTGGTTTAAATAATACATTGGCATGTTCTTCTATTGCTTCTGTTTCATATGAAACATCTTGTATTTCAACCGTTGGCTTTGGAGCCGACTCTTTCTTCTTCAAGGGCTTTCGCTTTGGAGATTGCCTTTTCCGCATATTCTGCCCACTTGCGGAGGCTTCTAGCTTGGTTCTTACGATGTTTTTCATTACCTAACCGTTTTCTTAATCCTACATGTGAAATGTATCTGTTAGTATTAGCACTCAACCAGTTCGCTACTTCACGGTAGGAGTATTGATTTACATGCTTCCTTGCTTTCTCTAGCAAGTCTAGTTCAGTTTGTATAGGGTCAAGAAGGTCGGGGTCTTCTTCGTTTACTTTGTATCCAAAAGGTACAGTCCTAGCAATGCGAGGTATCTGCACCCATACGTTCTGTTCTTTAATGTCTGTCGGCTGTGGTAGCTTCCACTTGCCTACGCTTCTATTCATCATCTTCTACGGTAGCTTTAGGTGGCATAAGCATAACACCACCACTTGCCTCTACCTGCATCTTCTCTGTCTTCACCAGACCTACACGGTCAAGTAGTTCTTTAGCAGCAACCATCTTGTCACGAATACCTAGTTCCGTTGGGTCAACAAGTGCGCCTGTCATAGCCATAGCAGCCCGTGGTGCATTACGTGCCATGTACATCTGCGTAGCTTCAAGTATTTCTTCTTTTAATCCCTTGACAATCTCTGCCGTTCCACTTGTGTCTGCGTAACCTGCCATCTTCTTTGCAGTCACCATGTCACCACCTGCTTCGTCAAAAAGCACTGCAAGAAACTTCTGCTGTTTTTCTGTTAGCTGTCTAGCCATTATATCTCACCTGTGTGCATAGCATGTGCTAATTTTGTTGCCCTTGATTTTACCTGATTTGCCCACCTGCTGTCAAGCATTTCTTTTGCTGCTTCTTCAAAATTATTTTCGTGGATAGCTGCCCACATTTTTTTGAACTTATTTAATCTTGGTACACCCATATTAAATGCCATGTCTACCAATATAAGCTGACGCACAGAGTCTAACCTGTCCACGCAAGGGTGCGCACGTAACAGTTCTTCTTCGACAATCTGTACGTCATTCTCTGCTAGGTACATGGCATCAGCTTCGGATATACCATACTCATAAATTGTATCAATGTTAGGAATATCCATCCACGCTAGTTCTTCATCAGTGATGCCACGATCCTCTAGGTTCCTTCCAATACCAATTGTATCAATTCCTAGTGTGTCTTTGTATACTTGAAGGCGTAAACCCTCGTGTATAATTAATTTATTAACTAAATCTTCTTTGTTATATTTCATTTCTCATGCCCCATCCATACCGCAAATGCACCTGTCATGGCCCCCGTGACTACACTCACTAGTGCTGCTTGCTGACTTGTTGGTTCTGGTAGTGACATGAACCACTCCACTACCCGCCAAGCCGATAGCGACATCCCAATCATCATCAGACGGGGAAGTATCTTCCACCGTAAAAATCTCTCCATTGTTACTTCTGCCACGATTTATCCTCGCTTGTTCTTCTGTAGTTTTCTCGTGCATATTCAATGTCGGCACTTGGACTACCCTTTTCCAAATAGCCTAGTAGCACTGCGAACACCAAAGCTGGCAGCAACAATAACACCAAGACTATATTGATACCATGTTGGCATTGCTTGTAACTGTGCAAATCCGTTTGCAACTACTTCTTCCATACCCGGAACGAACGCAAGAATGAGAGGTATAGAGAACAAAATGGTAAGCCACTCATCTTTCCACGACGACCTACTGCCTTTAGCCATTTCCAAATCCCAATCAAGTTCGCCCGTAGCTTTTTTCTCCATGATTGTAGCTTCTGCTTTAGCCCGTGCAACTTTTGCACCAGTTTCTGCTTTAGATTTTTCAACTTTTCCATTTAACCATGTCCCTGCTAGTTCAGCCACTGGCCCTATTAATAGATTCAACATTATGCTCTCCTGAACCTTGCTGTCTTTTTAGCAATCTTTTTTGGTTGCTTGACAAATTGTTTGCCCTTACGAGTTCCTTCCCTCTTAGCTTTGGACGTAGCTGCGTATTCTTGCGCCGACAAACTTTTGATTGCTGCTGCTGGTAAATACCGTTCACCCGTTTTACTGGACGGTTTCCCACTCTTTGTTCTCCAATCCTGCTTAGTCCATTGCTTTAGACTTTTCTGTGGTGCTTTCATTATTTTCGTGACTTCTCTATAGCTTTAAATGTTTCTCTTAAACTAGGCGGCTTCTCATTTTTAGGATCATACTTACACTGTATTTCTTTTGGAAAGTATTCGTGTAGATTTATCCAAACACTATCCACCGTATTGTTAGCACCATGATATATACATAACCTTTCTCCGTCTATAGTCTGACATCCTTGTAATCTACACACTACATATTCAGGAGTTGCATTAGCTGCTAGACCTTTAAGAAATAATACAAACCCTAACAACATACCTGCGCCAATACCTGACATGACTATCCATGCTACAATTTCTACAAACTTACGTCTACGCTGTCTTTGTTTATATAATGTTTCTTGGCGAGATTTTCTAATTGTTCCTTCCATTTTAACAAGTTCATCCCACTTAGATTTACCCATAGTAAGGCCAATCCACTGCTGTAACTCTCTGCGTTGTGCTTCTGCTTTCTGTTTAGCAGCGAATGTCTCTATAGCTTCTTGTTCAATAGACTTGCCAGCAAATAGTTTTTTAAAAATAGGTGGATTCTTAGCCTCTTTCTCAAGCATGTCCAAGTCAGACATTGCGCCCATCCATCTAGACAAGTCAGATGCCATAGATTCAATGTCACGGCCTACTTGAAAGCCTTTCTTGATAGCACCAAACGCTGCTGATGCTGTTGCCATTGCACTAATCGGGTCCATCTATGCTGCTTTCTTTATAGGGTTATTGGCCTCTACTCCCATCCACTTACTCCATTCAGCGTAGTAGTGTCGCATACCTACCTCATCGTGAATGGTTCTGTTCTCATGTCTACCGTGCAAAATATTACGAGGTTCCGTTCCGGGGCGCATTGTTGTACCCTGTCCAGCTACACCTATAAGGTCTTCGTGCAAGTTACGTCCAAACGGACCCCATATAGAGTTGTGATGTTCAATGCGTGTGTTTCGTTCTTCCGGTGTATCACTCTTTAGTCCATAACCACGAAACTCAATCAATACTTTATCAGGCCCAAGAGGTGTTACGCTGTCGCTACGGTAGGCACTGCCTCGCAGGTTGAAGTTGTAGCCGGGAAACAAGTCTACCATGTACCACTGATTTGGTGGCAGGTTGGGAAAAGATAACTCGCCCCTATCTTCAAATCCCTGATACTCTTCATAGTTAACAGTAAAGCTGCTAACATTAACATGACCATTGTCAAAAGGCACGTTTTTTCTAGCAAAGTATTCATCGTTAAATCCAGAGACACGATTGAAGTAATGCATGAAGTCGTGGTAAAACTCGCTATTAGTATCATGCCACAGTTTGTAGTTTGTACCTATGATGGCTTTGTGGTAGTGAAATACTTCTAGTTCTTCTGCATCAATAGCATCAGCAATGCAATCAAACGCCCCACAAGTCCACTCCTCCACACTCATGTCAGGGTTTTTATTTAGAGTAACCCAGATCATACCGCCATGCTTTACTTCGCAGTGCAGTTCACCCCAGTCACGTGCGTGATAGCACAGAGATATATCATTACCTGCAGGTGATATAACTCCTTTATTTAGAAAAGACCTGTAGCCATTGTCAAACTTAATGGTTATTATGTTTTGTCCAGCTATCTGTGCAGTCCTGTAACTGCCTATGTGTTCTATTTCACTTTTGTGAAATGCAGGAACCCATACCTTTGAAAAAATGTTTTCTAGTTCTTCTTCAAACAAACTCTGATCAGAGTATATGAGAGAGTTTACATACTCGACATTAGGCTCTTTAATCCAGTTCGTGTGATTGCGTGGTGGCATTAATATATCCTTACGTTGCCAGTGTTAATGTATCTAGGAAGGCAGTATGCAGTTATCAGATTTCCTTGTTTATGTAATGTCTGTGCGTACCAGACACATTCTTTTAAATCCCTAAAAAATAAATCTTTGCTCTCTAGTTTTTTGTCTTCACCAATGCCTACAAATACAAGAAGTAAAAATACATGTTCCACTTCACGACTTGTAACCTCCACCTGCTGCTTTATAAGCCTTTGCAAGCATCTGGGCTTTACGCGCTGACCACTGACCGGGTGCGCCACCTTTACCACCAGCTTTAATGCGGTTGAACTGTCGCTTTCTCATGGCTGGCTTAGTGTAGTTGCCAGCTTCATTAACTCTACTTTTGCTCTTCGCCGCACCACCCGGCGCAAGTTTAAGCGGTCTAACTGGTTTCTTTTTCGCCTTTGCTTTTGTTGTCTTCGCCATCTTCCTAATCTCGCTTCTTTATGCTGTAAAGAAATATCCATGATGCTGCCCTTTAATACTAGGCTGCTTCTCTACTACTCCAATAGCTGGTCCCATAATCGTGTAGTATTTCTTGTCCTTTGGCTATGTCTTGAAGTGCGTAGAACCTAATAAAGTCATCGTCTTCTTCATTTAAATCCCACTCTGCATTAGGAGTTTCGCTATGATTATATATCATGGCTAATCCTAAAGGAATATAAAATGTATTCTCTTCTCCTTCATATGGAGAGTAGAACATGTAGTCGTGAAGAATACACTGATCGCCTATATCGTTTTCATCGGAAATCAGATAAGGACATAGTTCTATAGTATCACCTACAGAATAGTCCTTATCTGCAAAAACGCCAAGACCATGTATTTTAGATTTGGCTACGTGAGGCACTAACGTCTTTTCTTTCTGCCCATTTTAGCCATACCGCCACCCATCATTTTTTTCTTTCTGGCTGTTTTAGCCATGCCGCCGCCCATCATTTTTTTCTTTTTAGCCATTTTAGCCATGCCACCGTTAGCCATTTTACGTTTCATCATGCCACCGCCGCGCATCTTTTTCTTTTTAGCCATTTTAGCTTTACCCATTGCCATTTCTTAATCTCCTTCTGTCAAGAACTAAGGCTTCATATACGTCCTCTGGAAAGTGTTCGTAGTAGTTAGACTTTTCCAGATACAACGCTGCATCGTCTAGTTTAGATAACAACTGCACAAAGACCATGCAATAAGATAGGCTGTCATCAGTAACCCCGTCATCTACAAGGAAATCAAGTCCAGCCTCTGTTGCGTCGTAGTCGGGGTGGAACACCATCAGGTGCAAATCAATACCTGCCACTGACGCTAACTCATTTACGCCATCACAGTAACCATCTAGGTATTCCATGTCTGGCAAATCTTCTTCTGCCCATACCACTATTTCATAGTTGTGGTCACTGAATGTACGGACCTCTTCCATAAGTCCATCTAGCCCAGTATTAATACTAAACATTACTTTATCATCAGCCCATGCTTTTCTAGCATAGGGGCAAGGCGGTAGACCATTTAGTTTTGCATTAGGTACTTCTAAAAAGTCTTTTGACCATTTACGTATATCAGCTTCTACGGGATGCACGTTCTTTAGTCTTCCGCTTTTGGGCTTCTATAAATTTTCTAAATACTGCTGCTGCAGATTTTTTACCAGCTACTCTAGCACGTTGTTCCATAGCAATTGCTGCTTGTGTTTTGTGCGCATGTGATCGTCCAGATGCTTTTATTTTACGCACACTGGCTTCCGCATCTTTAACCGTAGCAAACTTTAAACCCTTTATAGTTCCTTTAGGGTCTTCATCTGTATATAGGTCACTATGCTTCTTAGACTTTGCGGGTTGGCCTTTTTTTCTTGGCACTCTTGGATTTGCCATTAAGAACTCCTTGTAATGTTCTAGCTTGACCTGCATGTGTCTTAGAGGCTTTTTTTAAACCTTTAATTACTTTTTTTATTTTTGTTTGATTTCTTTTTTGCACTTGGTAACAATCCTTTGTTTACAGCCCTTGCTCTTTCACTAAAGCCTAGTTTTTTCCCAGTTCGTATCTTACGTTTTATAGTAGATACTTTAGCAACCATTAGACATCAAAGCCCATATTGCGTACAGCAGCTTTGCCTTTTTCTGTCTTAGCCAACTGCCTCAAACCTTTGTTTGGCAACTTGTCAGTTACAGAACCGCCAGCAGAATACATGTGCTTCTTGCCATTAGCCATACCACCCATTGCCATCTCAGCCTTCTTCATTTTCTTTAGTTTGCTTTTAGGCACAGTGCCAACACCGATTGACACAACCATTACATCATCCTTTTTCTTACCCATACTTAATCCACCTTTGTTCATTTCTAAATTAAATCCTTGGTCCATATTAATGTCATAAACATCTATTTCATTGTCTATAAATGTACGCAAGTCAGCCCTAAACCCTGCTTTTTTTAATTTGTTTCTAGTTTGAGCAGCAGTTGAATTACCCTTTACATACGAGTCAATAATAGACTCTGCTTCCATTTCTCTCTTACTAGCCATTAGTATTTTCCCTTACGTGATTTAGGACTAGATTGTTTAGGCTTACCTGCCCCACCCCATAGAGTACGACATGCCCAATACCGTGCTGTCAATATGTCACTGGCTGTGTCACACTTGTGCCTAGCACGAAATGACTTACGGGCTGCAGCACTATAGTTGTGACCATAGCCTGTAGCACCGAAGTGAATTAGTTTTATCTTGTCACCTTTCTTAGCCAACACCATCTTCTTCTTACCTTCACGGTTAGACTTGATGGGTTTATTGTAGCCGGGAAATGTAGTGCCACGATATTCTACACTCATGTGGATACACCCTTTTGTATTTCTTCACATTTAAAATAAAATTGTTTAGGGGTTGGTGGAAGAAGAGGATTAATATCAGTAATCATTTCTTCTATACGTGCCACACACTCTTTTTGTGTTTTGTACGGACCTTTATTGTCTGTAAACTTTGCACAGTCACCCGGTGTTACTAGGCTGCACACCATTACTATTGCTGTCAACATCGTCTGTCCATCCTTCCTTACGCATAGCCCACTCTACGTGTTCAAGTGTGAAAGGACGACCATAGTGTGCCTCTACTGCTTTACGTACGTAGAACACATCACTGTGAGGTATGTGTAATTTATCTAGTGTGTTATTTTTGATAGCATCATAAAATGCTCCAAGTACATTGTCTGTATATAGTTTTACAGATTTTTTTGCCATTGTCAACTACTTTTTCTAGAAATACGAGATTTAGTCCATATGGGGTATATTAAATGCAGTATTAGATGTCTTAACATCTTTGTTTTTACATTTATATTTTTACATCTTTGTTCTTTTATTTATGTAAGAACATTTAATGTTATATTTAATATACGTTATACCACAACCCGAAAATTGTGTCAAGCATAATCAACAAAAAACATCCAGTGTTTTATTGATTGCCTATTTTTTAAGCACAGTTGCACATTACTTGTGCATATTATTTTATGAGTTACTCTTGTGGTTAACACTCTATTTTCCTGATCTGTGTATTTATCCATATACGTATACGTATACCCTACGGGTGGCCCCTGCCTGCCCGTTTGATCTTCGCGGGTTATGGCGCATTTGGGACACTTTATATCTTATTCGCGCCATCATGCGATAAGAACCACAAGCCAATCAATAAAAAATCTAATGTTTTCAGCAATCTAACACCATACAGTCAAGGCATATCCTATGAATTGACGCCAAGCCTTATGATATTGAATAGTTCACTTTCAAAACAGACACGAAAAACAAAACGACGGTGCATGTTTATTTAACCCCAACCCCTAAAAAATTTACCTATTGTCTTAATCAGAATATTATTTGTCGCTGTCAAGATAAAAACTATATACAATTCATTCATTATAAACCTATCGAACGCGACGAAGCGAAACGCTAACCCGCTAAGATAACGCTAGATAACCCTTAATCGCCAAGGCAACATAGGGCTAGGCATAAGAGACTAAAGAGACTTGACTACCTAATAAGACTAGACTAACGTAATGATACTAGCACGGTTTAAGCTAGGTGGTTAAACCCACGAATTACACCACTACATTAGAGACGGATAGGCGACTACACTATAAGGTTTAGATACAAAAAGACGGAAGAATACAAAAACAAAAAGACTAAACACTGTATCTTTTAAATTTAAGCGTACCAACGCAAGTTAACCTGATAGGCCACAAAGTGAAGTCTCAAACTACACTGGTTCAATGCCAGTGGCCTATATGGCAAGCCTCAAGCGAAAGCTGTGGGTGAACAATGTCCGGGAACGTGCGGGCTATAGAACTATGATTGAGTTACATAGTCAAAAGGTGTCCTGTCAATTTAGGGGTGGAGTGTAGCGACCATTAGTGGTAGTGTATGCCATGCACAAAGCCCCTATCTATTAATCAATTTATTAATCAATAACTAAACTAAAAGGTGACACAATGTCTGTAGAAAATATACTTGCCATTTACAAATTGGCTACACCGGAAGAAAAACGGGACGGTGTCGTGTGGTATGCGGACGCATTGCGAGACTGTACACGCATTGCTACTGATTTAGAATTGCCTGTTCACAATGTGACAGGTGTTTGTGCGGCACTATCGCCGAACAACAAATGGGATAGAAACATTATCAATGCACGTGATCTGTGCGCGGCATTTGTCAATGGTGATGGCATGGATAGCGTCAAGGTGTCCACCTACCACAAGATGAAACAAAAAGCGTGGTCAATACTAGAGGCAATGCCTGACCATGATGGCGTCATTGACATACTCAATGGGCAAAAGATTGTTTCATTCTATCGCAATATTATGGGTGATGATACTTGCACGATAGATGGACACGCACGCAATATCGCCTATGCTGAACGTGTAGGATTGACAAACGATAAGACCAATATTGGTGTCAAAGAATACAGGACACTACAAACAGAATACGTAGCCGCTGCCAAGCGTACACGTGTTAATGGTCGCGCATTGAAAGCGTTTGAATTACAAGCCATTACTTGGGTGACATGGCGTAGAATACACAACATCAAGTGAAGGGAAAAGCCAATGCAAATGATGTTTGCTCAAATGTTGCGAATTGATACGGCAGCAGGTGGCAGGATTGCCAGCAATAGACAATTTATCAAACACTGTCACAAGGCATTAAAACCTGTTAGCAGATTGCGCGGTCATAGGACGGCACGCCATGCGTGGATACGTTCCGGCATTGAACAGCGAGACAGAATGGAAGCAAAATTGCGGATGTTTAAACTATAATAAATGGATGGGGTGACAAAATGAACATTGAAAATCTATCTATTAATAGGCTTGTGCCTTACTATCTGATGAGTAGTTATCTGTATTATGAGGAAGACAAGCAGGTATTGACAGATAATGAGTTTGACGCATTGTGTAAGCGGTTATTGGATAATTGGGATACCATACAGCATATACACAAACATCTAATCACTAAAGGTGACTTGACCGCTGGCACTGGCTATGCTATCAAGTATACCAACATGATAATCGGAGCCGCCAATAGGTGGTATGAGTTAGCACAAAGTGAGGTGACAAAATGACATTCGAGGAATTTATGAGAGAGTGTGACGCAATCTGTGAGGCAGAAATTGGCGTCGGTGTACATGACATGCCAGACTTATGTTGGCGTGATTTTCACGAAGATGGTTTATCGCCACAGGATGCGATAGATTGTGCAATGGAAGAATGGGAAATGGATTGGATATGACAATGGACAAGCAATACAAAACTATTTATTTTGAACGCAAAGAAAATTGGGGTGAAGTTAGGTTCTATCCTAAATGCGACAAAACAAAATTTCTTGCGAGTTTGTGTGGGCGCAAGATATTCTACAGGCAAGAAGTGCTTGACATTCGTGACAAGCTAGGCTATGAAGTAGAACTTACTAACACCACATTGTAACCAATATAAGGAGACTAAACCATGTTTAAGACTGTATTCACAAAGAACGTAGCAGGTGTAATTCGTAATCCTATCGGTGTAGAAAACCTGCAGTTTCGCCGTACTACTTCACGTTACAAGCGCAAAGGTACATTCAGTAACAACAAAGGTTATCTGTCAGTGTCACGCAATGCTGACGGTACATTTGCAAAACGTGCGTAAACTTACCAGAATAAATCCGGTAGCAAAGGCACTTGCCTTGTCACGACGTAGGGCAAGTGTCGTACCGGATAAGACAAAATACAACAGAAAGCGAGACAAAAGAGATGTCGAAAAAAATACTTACATATCGGAAGCCAGTAAGAGTCAAGGCGATAGCGACTAAACGCAGGAAGCCTGTGGCAGCCATGCGTAAACAACAGCGACAGAACAAACAACAGCGACAGAAAATGGGATATTAAATGTTGACATCCTCTATACAATAGTTGTATAACATAATTACAACAACAGAAAAGGTAATAAAATGTTTGTTTCACCAACACAATTTACGGCAGATGTATTGGCCGCCGACTATGATTTTGTGGCAGACTATGCTGATCTGACTGCTTATCGTGCAAAATACAATGGTTTGCTCCGCATCATTGATAACGATAGCGGTCACTGCATTCTTGCAATGGGTGGTAATGTTTACACTAACTCAATTGGTCATGCCAAAGAAATTGCTGACCGCATGATGGGAGATTAAAATGAGACAACAAGATTTTAGAAACTTAAAACGGTATCCCAATGGGGATATCGTTGACCTATACAACATACATCATTTATTGACAGACAAACAGATAGACAAACTGTCAGACGATGATTGGTCTAGGGTAAATGAATATCAGGATGAGTTGAGCATCCTGTATCAACAAGCAAAAGAGGAGTTAGCACAATGCGATTAACAATTAACACAAGACACTATGACGCACCAAAAGAACATCTTGTGGAGTCACTTGGATTGCTACCTCATTGGGTGGTAGAGTACAATCTGCTAAACGCAATGGATTTACCCGGAGGTGAATCTGACATCGTGCAGTACATGACTAAACGCTATGGCTTTGGCGAACTGTATCGTTTCGATGGTGAGATTGTAAACGGTGGCGTGTATAAAAGTAACCACGAAGATGATAAAGATTTAGAATATGTCGGTAGGATGGACACGAAAGATGGCACAGTGTACTTCTATCCGTATGCTATCACTGCCTTGCCTACCAAGGATGGCTACTTTATTACAAGGTTGGACTGATGAATAGAGAACTTATGATGCAAGCATTGGAACAATTTATGTTCGACCATGATTGGCTTGATACAGACGTAGTTGCTTTGTTAGAAGATGAGGACATTCCCTATACTAGAAACGATAAGGAGATCACACATGACACAGACGATTGATCAACACTATGTAAAACGTGGCAGGATATTCTTTGAGGATGGCGAGTGGTGGTACTCGCGGCCAAACCAAAAGATACGCGAGAGGATAGCGGGTCATGCCAAGAAAAACACGACAAGGATGTTCGTCAATGGGATGTACATTCCCAAGTCACACCCACTACATAAGCCAGGCCGATACAAAAGTTTGGACGATGCGTGGTCACACCAGCAGATTAACAGTGTGCCACAGGGTGAGGTCTATGCCATCACCAACAAGGCATGGCCTGATTGGGTGAAGATTGGTTGTGCAACCATTGCAGAAGATAGGCTCAATGGGTATCAGACATCATCACCGTTTCGTGACTACGAGATTGTTTGCACCTTTGAGACAACCAACAGACGCAAGGCTGAGACTATCATGCACCGAACACTGGAGCAGTATGCTAGTGAACGCCGCAACGAATGGTTTAAGATTGACCTTGACAAAGTGAGGGAAATGTTTCATCACTATAACGATGCAGTAGTAAACAGGTAGGAGGAAGTGGCATGATTGGATTATTACTTGTTACAGCGTTTGCCATGTTCTCGCATGACAATGCAGAGTTTATTCAGGATGTTGAGGTCAAGCGTGAGCAAGGATGTACCTTTACCTATGTAGGTAAGCAGTATGCTAGGCAACACGTGCCTCATATTGCTTGGGGTGAGTATGTATTCTACAGCATGGAGCCGTGTGATGACTAACTTAGTCAAACACATCTGTGTGTATTGTAATACTGTGCAGTACATACCAACCAGACTACGCAAGCTAGTACAAAGAATGTATTGCTATGTGTGTAAAAAGGAGATTGATAATGCTGACACTATACAAGATAATCATGGACAGTAGATACAATCCACTGCGCCACATACCCGATACAAACACACGTCACATGGTGATGCAGGTATTGGCATGGATGTGGTGTATTATCTTCAGCATGTGGATGGGTAGCATCGTGGTGTTTGGCATCAGTGCCATAGCCCATGCCCTGCTGATTGCTGGCATCTTTATCACAGCAGGTGTATTTGAAACAGCCAAGCGTAGGCCGCAGTATTTCGGTGGGCTAGGCAGAGGCAATGGAGGTGAGCATGAATGAAGTAACGCTTTTACTTGATACAAACAAACCACATAACCCATACATTCGATTTCATATGATACTTGACATGTTAGAGAATGTGCCAGATGATTATGTCATAGACAAGGCGTGGATTAGACGAGAGTTGCAGGAGATATTTGATATGTTTGTTTCAGTAGCAGAAGAGAAATATCTATGAGTAAATATTGGCGCAAAGCAAAGCACTACTATCTCACGCATGACGGAATTGAGATGTTTTTGTTCGCATGTATATGGGCCAGCATAGGCTGGATGTTGTATCACTTTGTAATCGGATTGATAGGGAGGTTTGGATAATGACTAGAAAAACTTTACAAGACAGACGACTACAACACATGCACCTTAGTGCATTGATGGATGAGATAGATTATCTTGACACCATCATTGAACCACAAGACTGTGGTCATCTAATCACCTGTCGTAATGTGTTGGAGACACACCTTGACCAACTTTTAAAAGAAAGGAATCAACGTAATGGCTAAGAAAAAAGAGGACTGGGAAATTGCAAGAGAAGAACGCAAGCAGGACATAGCAAAGGCTATCGCAGCCATGCGTCCAGAACAATGGAAGGCAGTGCAAATGGCAGTTGAAGCATTGCGTGACTTCGATCAAGACTACTTTGAAAACTATGAGATATTCTGCGCACAAGTGCCAAGAGATTTGAAACGTGCATTAGAAGAACTTAAACATGAGTTTGATCTCAATGGCTAGAAATATAGAGGAAACTTTAGTTGCTACCACCAAAGAAGATTTGAACGAACAAATCGAATGGTACTTAGTGCAGTATCACCCCTTGGGATACGACACACGGGTAGCTAAGACAACATACAATCCTGACACCGACAAGTATACTGCTGTTATGTCTCGTTGGGATTCTTGCGATTAGGAGAAAAATACATGGACATTATTATTGCTGTAATTGGAATGATAATCTTGGTGGCATTTACGCTATGATTACTTTAAAACAAATGGTAGATGATTACTATTCTTCCTATGAATACAATGACTTGCGGGACGAAACTAAATCTGATTATAAGTATTTAATCGGTCAAGTTTTGGACACTAGGGTGGAGGGACAGTACCTCCGACAAGTAGATGTCAAAAAACTGACTACCAAAATATGCAAACTTGCGTATAACTTATGGTGTAATAGAGGCATACATTTTGCCAACAAGACAATGGCAATAGCTAGAGTTCTGTACAACCATGGTTTACGCATGGAGATAGTGGGCAACAACCCATTCAACGCTGTACGTAGGCGCAAGCCACAAGTTCGTTCTACCCTGTGGTCAAAAGATGATGTAGTCAAGCTACTAGATTTTGCTTACAGTGAGTTTGAAACACGCAACCTTGGGTTGATCGCACAGATGGCGTACGAATGGTGTCAGCGTGTGGGTGATATGCGCCTACTCAAATGGAATAATGTAGACTTTGAACACAAGCGTGTGCATATTTTGCAGTCAAAGCGTAGGGCAGAGGTGTATCTGCCTGTGTCTGATGAACTGCTGGAGATGCTTGAACAACAACGTGAAGACTTTGGGTTCCAAGATTATATTGCTCCACGTCCATACGCCATAGGTGGTAAGTATGAACCTTATACTAAGTACAAGATGTCGAAGCATGGACGCACATTGATTCGCAATGCAGGTTTACCTGACACGCTACGTCTGTCTGATTTGAGGCGCACTGGCACTACAGAAATGGTGCAAGCTGGTGTTGGAATAGGACAAATTATGTCGGTTACAGGACATGCTAACCCACAATCAGTCAAGCCATACATAAAGAATACATACGATGCTGCAAATTATGCCTTGACAAAACGAACATCGCATGGTACAAGCACATTAGATGCCGAACAAGAAAAGGATTATATCTAATGTATAACAATATATATGATACAATAGATTCTCTTACATTATATGTAGGTGAGACAGTTAGAATTAATTGTCCCTCATGTAAAGGAATGAAAACTTTTACTGTATCTAATATTGGTGGAAGCATTGTTTGGAATTGTTATAAGGCATCTTGTGCTGTCAGTGGTGGCAAGCGTGTAGGCATGACACCAGATGACATAAAAAATATGAAGGCAAGACAAGTAAAAAAGGAAATAGAATTTGAATTACCTAAGTTTATTGTTAGACGCAATACTTCATATATGAACAGATGGTGTGCAAGATGGGGCTTGGATGTAGATAAACTAGGTTTGCAATACGATGTAAAGGAAGACAGAGTTGTGTTTCCTATCGTGCATGATAACAAGATTGTTGACGCTACTGGTCGGGCGTTAACAAAGCGACTCCCCAAATGGCGAAGGTATGGGTCTTGTAGTCTCCCCTATACCAGTGGTCAGGGTGATGTCGCCGTGGTTGTTGAGGACTGTGTGAGTGCAGCCGTAGTTGGCAGTGAGAAGTTTGTCGGGGTCGCACTGCTAGGCACTACTTTGCTTGAAGAACACAAGCATTATCTCACACGGTTCTCAGCGGCTATCGTTGCCTTAGACCCTGACGTACTACCAAAGACTATAGCAATGGCTACAGAATTGCGTAGCCACATACCAAACGTAAGGGTGTTGCGCCTTGAGAGAGACTTGAAGTATTGCAACCCGACAGATATACAAAAACTTAAACAGCTAGGAGCAACATAATGGAACTTATGGAACTATCACTTGTACGAAGTCTGATGAACAAAGACTTCTACGAAAACAATCGTGGTGCTAGATGCCCAGACAAATTGTTCAGCGCAGATGTGCGTAAGATTAAGAAGTCAGTTGATATTGCAATGGACAGATATGATAGGACGGTCACTCCCGAAGAAGTGCAAGCCCTGTTTATATCAAGCAACCCATCAATTACACCAGCACAACGTGAATCATACAGTGGTTTATTTAATACCATCAATCGTATTGACCCATTAGGTAATGATGTAGCAGGAGAGGTGCTTTCTCGCCTGTTTCAGCAGGTTGTGGGGGCAGAGATTGCAGAGTTGGGGTTCGACTATGTAAATGGTGACAGAGCCAGCCTAGAGCCTTTACAACAGCTATTAGAAAAATATGGGGATGACTTTACACCTAAACTAAAAATTGAGTGGGATGATATATCAATTGATACTATCATAGCTAAGAATGATTTAGAAGCACGTTGGACATTCAACATACCTGCATTGACACGTAAGGTTGCGGGTGTAAACGATGGACACTTGATTGAGGTAGGTGCTAGACCTAATACAGGTAAGACATCATTCCATGCCAGCCTAATTGCAGGGCCAGATGGGTTCGCCCATCAAGGTGCAAACTGCATTGTGTTGTGTAACGAAGAAAGCTACCATCGTGTAGCAGCACGATACTTAACTGCAGCAACAGGTCTTACAATGTGGGAAGTAAAAAATAATCCATCTCAAGCACGCGATTTGTATCGCCCTGTATACGATAAGATTCGCATTAAGGATTCAACAGGTAGAGACATGGCTTGGGTAGAGAGTGTGTGCAAGTCATACAATCCTGACGTTGTTGTGCTTGACATGGGTGACAAGTTTGCTACTATGTCTGGCTACTCTCGTCCTGATGAAGCATTAAAAGCTAACGCAATATATGCGAGAATGATTGCCAAGCAACATAGTTGTGCAGTATTTTATATGTCACAATTAAGTGCAGAGGCAGAAGGTAAGACAATACTAAATCAAAGTATGATGGAAGGTTCACGCACAGGTAAAGCAGCCGAAGCAGACTTGATGGTTCTCATTGCTAAGAATCCACAAGTTGATGGTCAGGATGAAGAAGATACGCAACGACATCTGTGTGTGGTAAAAAATAAATTAACTGGTTGGCATGGCAGGGTACACTGTGAACTCAACTACACAATAGGAAGATACGAGGTATAGACATGAAACTAACACTTGACGTAGAGAACACCGTTACTAAACGTGATGGAAAGATGCATCTTGATCCATTTGAACCTGATAACTCTTTGGTTATGGTTGGTGTGCTAACTGATCAAGGCGTGTGTCATACGTTTCCTTTTGACCACGCTGATGTTCCTAATCAGCAGGACTATCACGAACGTGTTCAATGGTATCTGGATCAAGCAACTATCCTAATATGCCACAATGCTGCATACGATTTGCTATGGTTGTGGGAGTCAGGCTTTAAGTACGATGGTCCAGTGTTTGATACAATGCTGGCAGAATATGTGTTACAACGTGGGGTCAAAGAACCTTTATCTCTTGAGGCATGTGCTGAACGCTATGATCTGGATACAAAGAAGCAAGACACCCTGAAAGAATATTTTAAGAAGGGTATGAGTGTTCGTGACATTCCATATGATGAACTCACTGAATATCTTATCGCTGACCTAGAAGCTACGCAACAACTATCAGACAAACTAATGCTACGACTTAATAAGGTAGACGATGTTGGTTTGCGTGGCACAGTTGACTTGACTAATCAAGTAGCTATATGTTTAGCACGTATATATCAACGTGGTTTTGCTGTAGATTTAGGTGCGCTAGATGAAGTGCGCCAAGAATTTGAACAAGAAAAGTGTCAACTTATTGACAGCTTACAAGATCACATTCGTGACATCATGGGTGACACTCCCATAAATCTTAACAGTCCAGAGCAACTATCGTGGGTTATATATAGCCGTAAGGTAAAAGATAAAACACTTTGGTCAAACACTATTGAACCTTACATGAAAGACACAGCCTTCAAAGACTTGATACGTGGGCAAACAGAACGTATTTATAAAACCTACGCGGTTCAGTGTAAAGATTGTCGTGGCACTGGATTCATTCGCAAGACAAAGAAAGATGGCACACCATTTGCCAAACCTAACAAATGCATTACTTGTGCAACAAGTGGTTATTTGTATAAACCCACTAACAACGTAGCTGGTTTAAAGTTTATGCCACCTAACGCCAAGTGGGCTAGTGCTAATGGTTTTAGCACAAGTAAGGGTAATCTTGAGATGCTAGAAAAAGCAGCGAGAAGCAAAGGCATGGATGACGCAGTATCATTTTTGTCTAAAGTTCGTAGACTATCTGCTGTTGATACGTATCTCTCCTCTTTTGTAGAGGGAATACATACACACACTAAACAAGATGGCAAGTTGCATGTCAGACTTTTGCAACATAGAACAGCCACAGGTCGCCTATCAGGTGCAGACCCTAACATGCAGAACATGCCACGTGGTGGTACTTTCCCTGTCAAGAGGGTGTTTGTATCTCGTTGGCCTGATGGTAAAGTATTGGAAGCAGACTTTGCCCAGCTAGAGTTTAGGGCGGCTGCATATTTATCACAAGATGGAGTAGCAATTGAAGAAGTATCTACTGGGTTTGATGTACACTCATACACCGCTAAAGTTATTACCGATGCTGGTCAGCCTACGAATAGACAGACAGCGAAGGCTCATACATTCGCGCCGTTATATGGAGCAACGGGCTTTGGCAGAACGCCAGCGGAAGCAGAATACTACACCCACTTTACACAGAAATACCAAGGCATCGCAGATTGGCATACCAGATTGGCTAAAGAGGCTCTATCGACAGAGATGATTACAACACCATCTGGTCGTCAGTTTAAATTTGAGGGTGTAAAACGTTTAGAAAGTGGGAAGATAACAAACTTCACACAGATAAAAAACTACCCTGTGCAATCGTTTGCTACAGCAGATATTGTGCCTATTGCTTTATTGCATATTGATAAGCTACTACAGGGTATGCAATCTTGTGTAGTCAACAGTGTACATGACAGTATTGTAGTAGATGTTCATCCAAGTGAAGAACAACAAGTAATAAATATAATTAAAAAAACTAATGATGATCTTCCGGGTTTAATCACAATGCGTTGGGGGATAGTGTTTAATGTACCACTAGAACTTGAGGCAAAAATAGGAAAAAATTGGCTTGACACTAATGATATAATGTGATAGAACTACGCTTTCTATTTCCATGAAAGGAGTAAATATATATGACTGAACTCGCAGTAATTGACAATAATAACTATGCAGCTATGGCACAAATGCTAGGCGTAGCGTATGATACAGGTGACAGTAAGAGTACACTGGCACGTATTAGGATACAGAAACTTCCTATTAAGGGTAAAGCTGAAATAGATGGTAAGATTATGAATGTTGATTTGGTATCCGCTGGGTCAATGTTTATGGCAAACCTTGAAGGTAATAATGTATATGCTGATAAAATAGAGATGCGTATGTTTATGCAAAGGTTTTTTTATCAGAAGTATGACCCATCTATAAAAAACTACGTAAAAACAGTGATGGCAGATAGTTTAAAAGACATAGACTTAAAAGATAATTATGGTGGGTTTAACTGTGGTAAACCGTCTGGTTATATTAAGGACTTTCAATCACTGCCTAAAGATATGCAAGACTTAATTCGTTCTGTAAATAGAACACGTTCTATGTATGGCACAGTTACGTTTGTTGATGCAAAAGATGGGGAAGGTAATCCTACAGAACTTGTAAATACTCCATTTGTTTGGGACGTGCATGTTAAAGAAGGATACAAAAACTTTGGTGACGCAACTGCAAAGTTTGCGCAACATCGTAGGCTTCCTATTATGCACAACTTGTCTATTACCACAGAGGAAAGGACTGGCCCCAATGGTTTGTATTACGTTCCTGTATGTGATGTAGACATGGATACCGTTCACGAGATTACTGAAGAAGATCAAAAACTTCTGCGTGATTTTCAAGCCGTTGTTGAAAGCCACAATCGACGGATTTTATCTGAATGGGATAAAAATCATGTAACAAAAGCAACAGATGAAGAGAAAGAACTTGCTGAATCTTTTGTTGACATTGATGTTGAAGAGGTGCAATAGCCTATGTTAAGTAATGATCCTTTTAAAGTTCATAACATACAATGGCTATCTCCCAGCAGTATAAATACCTACATAAGTGACCCACCTTTGTGGGTCATGCGGTATCTTTTTAAAGTAAAAACTCCAAGTGGTGCAGCAGCAGTTAGAGGTAACGCTTTGGAATTTGCTTTAGAAAAAAAATATGAAGAGGGAAAATTTGATTACGATACATTAAAAGCAAAGTTTTTGACTTTGTGTGCCGAATCAATGATACCAATAGATAGTAAGTCAGCACAAAAAGAACTTAATCAACTAGAAAAGTTTGGAAAAATAATAGATGAAGAATTTAATTATGATAATCTAGAAAGCTACCAAGAAAAAGTTTTAGTATATCTGGATGAAATATCAGTTCCAATACTTGGCTATATAGATTTTAGGTTTAAGGATAAAATAGTTGACTTGAAAACTACAGCTAGGATTCCTACAAAACCTACAGATGGACAAGGTAGACAGATGGGTTTATACTCTATGGCTTATCCTGATAACAGTGTAGATTTATTTTTTGCTGGTCCTAAGTCACACAAGAAATTTACAGTAGAAAATTTAGATGAGTACAAAACCCAGTTAAAAAAAGTAGCTATAACTATACAAAAGTTTTTATCTATTAGTAATGATAAACATGAGTTAGCTTCTCTTGTATATCCAAATTTTGACTCTTGGATGTGGGGAGAAAAAATGAAAGAGGAAGCTGGTAAGATATGGAAATAGAAATTGCATAACGCTAAAAGATTTAGGGCAGCACGTAAGTTAGGATTTCGTAGTGGTCTTGAACACAAGGTTTCTGAATATCTAATTAACTTAAAGGTAAAGTTTGAATACGAACCTTTTAAGATAGAGTGGGAAGACCTTGCATATAGAACCTACACTCCTGACTTTGTGTTGTATAATGGTATTATAATAGAAACAAAAGGTATGTTTACAGCAGCAGATAGGCGTAAACATCTTGCAATTAAAAGACAGCATCCTAAATTAGATATTCGTTTTGTGTTTGAAAATAGCAAAAGAAAATTAAGGAAGGGTGCAAAGTCTAGTTATAGTGAATGGTGTATTAAGCATGGATTTAGATATTACGATAGAATTATACCAGAAGATTGGATCAAAGAAAAGGGCAAAAACAAACATCCAAAATTTGTAAGGTTTACAGGAACAAAAGTAAAAAGGAGCAAAAATGACAGAATCAAAAATATCAAAAGATGATTTTTTAATTCGTGTAAAACCCATGAAAAATGACACTGGAGATTACACGGGAGAAGCAAATTTTTCTGTCATTAGTAGTGAAGACAGCGAAGTGCCTATTCTTATGTATAAAGATATTGAATATCTAGTTAAATGTATGCTATCTACTATACCACTAATGGAGCAAGATGAAGAGTTTCGTGACTTCGTAGATTATTATGTAACAAATAATTTTAAGTATGAGTTTGGCGAAGATAAAGTAAAACCTTTAATACATGACGTGGATGGTAATGTAATTACAATTAATTTTAATACTGATACGGAGGGCAGTGCATGAGACATGAAGCATATATGAAACAAGCTATGGCAACAGACGAATCTGGCGCAACATTTAAACAAGATGAACTTGGTGGCACTCCTTCTATGGTAGACAGTCCACCACATTACAATCAATCAGGCATTGAGTGCATTACAGCTATTCAAGCTGCGCTTGGTCCTAACTTTAAATATTATTTGCAGGGTAACATTATGAAATATTTATGGAGGTTTGATTACAAGGGTAAGCCAATAGAAGATTTACAAAAAGCACAATGGTATCTTAATACTATGATTGAAGATATGGTGGCTAGTGATGAGGGTTAAAGTTTATCTTACATTAGATATTGATACAGAAGAGTATCCAGTACCTGCAGATGAGAATGTGGGACAAGACATACAGGATAGCTTAGAAGAATACTTCTACGATGTTGAGGGCGTAGACATACGAAATATGAAAGCAATTATGGAGTAATACATGAACAATTATTTACCAACAGACTATCAAAACTTCATCGCGCTATCACGGTATGCACGATGGAAAGAAGATGAACAACGCCGTGAAACATGGGCAGAAACAGTAGAACGATACTTTGACTATATGGAAGATCATTTATCAAAGATGGGTAGGCAAGGTTCGTCTGCAAAGAGTTACGCTATGCCTGTAGACTTACGTGCAGAACTAGAGGAAGCTGTGCTTAATCAAGACATAATGCCTAGCATGAGAGCATTAATGACTGCTGGCCCTGCATTAGATCGCTGTAATGTGGGCGCATACAACTGTTCCTATGTGCCTGTGGATAGCCCCAGAGCCTTTGATGAAACTATGTATATACTAATGTGTGGCACGGGAGTAGGTTTCTCTGTGGAACGTGAAAACGTAGACAGACTACCTATCGTAAATGAGTCTATGCACGAGACTGATACAGTAATCAAGGTTGGTGACTCTCGCCCCGGTTGGGCAAAGTCTTTGCGTGAACTTATCTCTTTGCTATATGCAGGTCAGATACCCAAGTGGGATGTATCAGAGGTGCGTCCTGCTGGTGCAAGGCTCAAGACATTTGGTGGCCGTGCCAGTGGACCAGCACCCCTAGAGGAACTGTTTGAGTTTGTTATAGCTAAGTTCAAGGCCGCGACAGGTCGTAGACTGTGGCCCATTGAGTGCCACGACATCATGTGTAAGATTGGTGAGGTTGTAGTTGTAGGAGGTGTACGCCGTTCTGCTCTTATCAGCCTGTCTAATCTTGGTGATGACCAGATGGCACACGCCAAGTCAGGACAGTGGTGGGACACAGAACCACAACGTGCATTGGCTAACAATAGCGTAGCTTACAAGGGTAAGCCAGAAATGGGTACATTCATGCGTGAATGGGTTGCTCTTTATGAATCTAAGTCAGGTGAACGTGGCATCTTTAATCGTGAAGCAGCAAAAAGACAAGCAGCAAAAAATGGAAGACGAGATTCACAACAAAGTTTTGGATGTAATCCCTGCAGTGAAATTATCTTGCGCCCATATCAATTTTGTAATTTGTCAGAGGTAGTTGCTCGTGCTAGTGATACACAACAAACACTACGCGAAAAGGTGCGCCTAGCTACAATTTTAGGCACGTTCCAATCCACACTTACAGATTTCAAATATCTGCGTAAAGTATGGCAAAATAACACAGAGGAAGAAAGGTTACTTGGAGTATCTCTTACGGGTATAATGGATAACGACTTGCTTAGTGGTACATCAGCCCACCTTGGTAAAAATATTGGGCAGACACTTGAAACATTACGTGATACAGCAGTAGAGACTAACGCTGCTATGGCTAAACAACTTGGTATACCACAGTCAACAGCTATCACGTGTGTTAAGCCTAGCGGCACAGTGTCGCAGCTTGTAGACAGTGCCAGTGGTATTCATGCAAGACACAACCCACACTACATTCGTACTGTACGTGGCGATAACAAAGACCCTCTTACACAGTTTATGATGAGTGCAGGAGTGCCAGCAGAGCCAGATGTTATGAAGCCAGAGTCTACGACAGTGTTCAGTTTTCCAATGGCATCACCACGTGGGGCAGTTACACGTACAATCCTGTCGGCTGTTGAACAGCTTGAGTTATGGCTTACTTATCAGCGTCATTGGTGTGAACATAAACCAAGTGTCACTATAAATGTAAAAGAACATGAGTGGCTTGAAGTAGCAGCTTGGGTATATAAACACTTTGACGAGGTATCAGGCATTAGTTTCTTACCATTTGATAATCACACGTACAAACAAGCACCATATCAGGACTGTACAGAGGATGAGTACCATGATATGGTAGCAAAGATGCCAAAGTCTATTGATTGGACATGGTTAAGAGATTATGAGAAAGAAGACACAACATCCGGTGGGCGTGAGTTAGCGTGTACTGCAGATGCTTGTGAGATTGTAGACTTAAACGCAGCATGATTGAAGGAGTAGAGATGCCTACATGGTGGCAGTGGTGGTTGATATTAGCCATCACTGTCAACACACTAATTAATATAACTGTTTTCTTTGTGGGACGTAAATTTAAAAAGGGAGTTGACAAATGAGAGAACAAATGATAGAAGTATTACGTAAACATGCACAGGCAAATATTGCTTTGCATGTGGCTAACATAGAGTGCTATCTTAGAAATCCCGTGGGCATTGGTGAACATTCTGATATTATGGAAGCTATGCAAGGTGAGTTAGATAAGATCGCTATGCATGAAGATAGATTAGATATACTCAATAATTATTTTAATGAGTAAGCTAATTTGGAAAAGGGGCAAGGATTGGATACAATATGACCCACCCCGTCATCACCCACAGTATGCAGATTGGATTAAGTATAAACAGAAACAAGAGGAGAAACAAGATGACAGAACAAAACAAACAGACAGTTAATATTGATGGCACAGATTATGTAGTAGATGAACTGACAGATACACAAAAATACATGCTTAATCAAGTCGTAAATTTAAGAGATAGAATATCAAAAGCCAGAATGGAACTAGATCAAATACAAGTAGCTAGTTCTGGGTTTAGTAAAATGCTTTCTGACTCTGTGAAAGGAGACAATGATGAAGCGGCGTAATGGCCTTAGTAAGTATGATGCCCCACTAAAAATACAATATCAATGGGGATACGATTCCTTTCATAAAGGCAAAGTAAGTAAGGGAGAGAAGGGTAAATTCTTTCTTGGTGATAGCGGCATTGACCATAATACAATGCAGCATCGTGAGTGGCTACGTGGGTACAACGATGCCTATCATGCCAACTTGAAAAGAGTGCAACACAATGAACAAGCTAGAGCAAGAAGCTAAAAACTGGATGAAGGAGAAATCTATGTATGGCATTACAGCCAAAGCGTATCAGATAGCAGCATGTGAAACTGCCATCTTCCCAAAAGAAAAAGCCACAGAGTATTTAACTCTGGGCCTGACGGGAGAGGCAGGAGAGATTGCTAATAAGGTAAAGAAGTTTATTCGTGATGGCGCACCACCAGATGAGTACGAAGCCAAGAGAATACAAATAGGCTATGAAATTGGTGACGTTATGTGGTACTGTGCAGTGTTAGCACAAGAAATGGGGATGGACCTTGGTCACATTATGGAAAACAATCTGCAAAAGCTGGCTGACCGAAAAGCTAGGGGTACTCTGTCTGGCTCTGGTGACAATCGTTAAATATATTATAGGTGGTGCTATATGCCTGTGGTTAATATACATCGTAGGCATGGCACTGACTAATACCATATGTGATTGTGTCAGAGACTTCAATGGTTGGTGGGAGTTAGAATACTGGACAAAAAAAGAGGGGACTTAACGGTCCCCTTATTTAGTCAAACACCCCTGCTTTTCTCATTTGTCGCAGGTATTTTACATAGTATAATAGCTTAGTATAATCATATGTTTCACCAT